AACAACCATACTAACCGTATCCTAGGTAGTGGGCAGTCACGCGAGAGTAGGCTGCCCACGTTGCATTTGTTATGATTGAAAAATTTAAAAAAATCTTTGATGGATTAGAGGAAAGATTTGGCTATCATCAACTAGATTCTAATAATGGTGAGGGTAAAAAATCTGGAGTATCATTTACATCTTCTTACGCACATACTGAAGAAATGTGGAAAGCACATTTAGAAGGTAAAAAATTTGAAGTTAAAACAAAAAATAAAACTACTCTTGCAGATAGTTTAGGTTTGTGTCCAATAAAAAGTGATAGCACTTGTAAATGGGGTGCCATAGATTTAGATGAATACAAGCCTGATGTAAAAGAGTTATTTAAAAAAATAAAAAGTATAAATGTTCCATTTATACCTTTCAAGTCTAAAAGTGGTGGAATTCACATATACATATTCTTGACAGAACCAGTGCCAGCATTATTATTGCGTGAAAAATTACACACAATAAAAAATATTTTTGGAGATTGTAAACCAGATAAAATATTTCCTGTACAAAAATATTTAAATTTAGACAAAGGATCAGCAGGTAGCTGGATAAATTTACCTTATTACAAAGCACATAACACCGAACGATATATGATAAAGGAGGATGGCAGTGCTGCCAGCATTCAAGAGTTTTTTGAATACTACGAAAGAAATAAAGTAACTCCCTCTCAACTTAAAAAATTAAAATCAAACATAGACGAAGGCGACTCAGGGGACTGGTTTCAAGATGGTCCACCATGTATGCAAGCATTAGCTAAATTTGGTGTACCAAAAAGTCAACGTAATGAAGTTTTGTTAGATATGACAAAATATATAAAATTAAGATATCCAGATGAATGGAAAGATAAAACGTTGGAGTATAATAAAAAATTTTTTCAACCACTTGGTAGAGGTATGAGTTTTAGTGAAGTTAGTAATGTGATTGGATCTAGAGAAAAGAAAGATTATAAATATAGATGTGATCAAGATTGGCTAAAAACTTATTGTAATAGAGAAGAGTGTGTAAAAAGAAAATTAGGTATAGGTGGTGGAGTTGATAATGAATTAGTTTTAGGACCATTATCTTTTGTAACCTCAAGTCCTAAGATATGGTATTTAGGTTTTAATGGAGATGAAGTAAGATTATATTCTAAAGAATTAGTAAAACAAGATTTAGCAAGAGAGGCAGCAACAGAACAAACAGGAAAAACTCCTCCGAAAATAAAAAACTGGGATTTACAAATAAGATCACTTCAACAAAAAGCTACACCGATAGATGCACCAGAAGAAAGTTTACCTGAGTTTAAATTAAAATCTTATCTTGAGGACTTTTGTTTTAATCTTAGAATTACAAAAGACAGAAGACAAATTTTAATAGGCAGGCCTTTTGCTGATGGCAATGGCAAAAGAAAATTTATGTTTGATGGATTCTTCAAACATTTACAGTTACAAGAGTGGAAAACTTCCGTAGAAATAACTCACCAAATGTTACAGAAATTAAAAGGTATTAGCAGAGAAAAATTTCATATTAAAGAGGGTGTAAAAAAGTGGGTTTATGTCGTAGACGAAAGTATTTTTGATAGGGAGCCAGAAGTAGAACAAAACATTTTAAATTTTAAAACAGGTAGTGGGGATAAACATGACTACTAAAATAGATAAGTTTTATAGAAAAAGATACAAAATTTTAGGTGGACCTGGTTGTGGTAAAACAACTGAAATATTAAAAATGTTAAAAAGAAATTTTGAAGCTGGTCTACATTTTGATCAAGCACTTATGATTGGTTTTGCAAAAGCCACGGTAGAAAATTTAAAAGATCGTGCACAAGAAGACAAAACATTATCTCTATTCTTCACTGAAAAGCAAGCAGAATCTATAAAAACTATACATAAATTTTGTAAAGATCATTTAGCTGGTTATGAAATATTTAATGAAACTGCAAAAAAAATATTTAAAAAACAAATTAAAACTGATCCAGACAATTGGCCTAAATTAGAAGATACTAATTATGATGGGACTGATCTTGTTGCAGTGGGTTGGACAGAGGAACATGATAAAAAATTTGGAGCTATCATGAATCTTATTGGTCTAGCAAAACACTCATTAGGTTTTAAAAAGGCTGTAAAAATTAATAACGAATATAAAATAGTAACAGATCCACTACAAAGAATTTTTCATTTTTATGATGAAGATCCAAGTTATCAATCAGCTAGATTCAAAAGACCTGAGATAAGTTATGTGTATAAAAATTTTACAAAATTTAAAGATCACTATCAAATGATAGACTTTGATGACATGTTGGAAAGATCTTTAGCAAAAAATATAGAATTTAAACCATACAAACTTGTGTTAGTAGATGAAGCACAAGATCTATCTAAATTAGAGTGGCAAGTTATATCAAAGATAGCTAGGAACACAGAGGAGTTAGTTCTCGTAGGAGATGATGATCAATCTATTTATGGATGGAAAGGATCTGATGCTAGAATATTTCAAAAGTGGCCATGCAAAAAAGAATGTATACGGTCTCTTCCTAAAACATACAGATTACCTCCTGCTGTGTATAGAGTTGTAATGAGGATACAAGGAGAGATACAACATAGATTAGGGACAAAATTTGAATGTGATCCAAATAAAGAAGGAAGTTTTGGTTTTATTGATTCACTAAGAGTTTTAGCAAATAGTATCAATTCAAAGTCAGATGTCATAATGTGTGCTAGAACAAATGCCATAGCACAAAAGTTTAAACAATTTTGTATAGACTACGGTCTTATATTTAAAGAAAAAAATTATGCACATGATAGGGGCACTTCTTTTAGAACTATTTTTGACCAAGAAGATAGAAAAGAATTAATTAAAGCCTGGGATACTTTAAAATCAGGTGGAGTTATACAAGGAAAACAATATTTAAAAATGGTTAAGAAACTACAACCAGGACTAATAGAGTATGGAAAGAAAGGTGCATTAGAACACGCTGACACACAACCACCAGAGCTACAGGACCCAGACTTATATTTAAGTTTTGAAGACATAAGAGATAAATATTATTTTCAAGGAGATAAAAATTCTGAATGGTTTGAAATTTTAAAGTTTGAAACAGATAGTGTTTTGTTTAGAGATAACAATCATTTAAATGAATACTTGAGAACTTGTTGGGAGAGAGATCCTGAATTAGAAAGTAATATAAAGATTGCTCCAATACATTCTGTGAAAGGTATGGAAGCTGATTTAGTTATTGTAGATTCTAACTGGGGACCAAACTCTATTAAATCATATAATAGTGGAGATAGAAAAAAAGAAGATGAGGAAACTAGAGTTGCATATGTTGGAACATCAAGAGCAAAAAAACATTTGATAATATATGAACATAGTATGAAAGTTAAAAATAGGTTTCCTTTACTAACACATGAATTTTTAGAACAATGAGCGAAGAAGAATTAGAAAAATTTATTAGAAGACAAGATAGAGAAGTTTGGGGAGAACACAGTTATTTTTATGAAAAGGAGGAAGAAAATGACGAATAAAGATATGTTTAAAGGAGTGACCTACAAGTCACTAGAAGAACAGGTTGGTGGCAAACACTACCGGTCTATGAAAATACAGCCAGCAGAGTTCATTAATGAAAATAAACTCTTGTTTGCTGAGGGAAATGCTATAAAGTATATTTGCAGGCATTCTGTAAAAGGAAAGCAAGAAGATATAGAGAAGGCAATACATTATTTACAAATGATATTAGAGAGGGATTATTCATGATACAGAGACCTTTATTTACACCACAGTCGGAATGGTTTCCACCCGATGAGTTTCCTAATCTATCAAAATACGATGAGATATCGATTGACTTAGAAACAAAAGACCCTGATTTAAAAACAAAAGGTTCTTCTTCAATGAGAGGACAAGGTGATGTAGTTGGTATAGCCATAGCAGTAAAAGATTGGGCTGCATATTATCCTATTGCTCACGAGTCTGGACCAAACTTAGAGCGTAAAAAAGTTCTTGGCTGGTTTCAAGATGTTTTAAAAACAAACGCAGATAAAATATTTCACAATGCAATATATGACTTATGTTGGATTCACAGACTAGGTCTCAAGGTTCACGGAAAAATTATTGATACTATGATAATGGCCTCTTTAGTTGATGAAAATAGATTTAGATATGATTTAAATTCTGTATCTAGTGACTACACAGGTTTAGGAAAAAATGAAACTGCTTTACAAGATGCTGCAAAAGAATGGGGTGTAGATGCTAAGTCTGAAATGTACAAACTACCTGCAATGTATGTGGGTGAGTATGCAGAGCGAGACGCTGAGATAACTTTAGCTTTATGGCAAGAACTAAAAAAAGAAATTAAAGCACAAGAACTAACATCCATAGTAGAATTAGAGTGTAATGTGCTGCCTTGTATTCTTGATATGAAAATTAGAGGAGTTAGAGTTAGTGAGTCTCAAGTTGATATGCTAGAGACAAAGTTAAAAAAAGAATACAATAGTGAAATAGAGAGAATACATAAAGACACCGGTATTTATCCAGAGGTTTGGGCAGCTAAAAGTATAGAAAGTATTTGTAATAAATTAGGGATAGATGATTTTGACAGAACAGAAAAAACAAAGAAGCCATCTTTTACAAAAAATTATTTAAAAAATCATAAAAATAAAACTTTAAAAAGAATCGCAAAAGCAAGAGAGTTAGATAAATTAAGTAATACTTTTTTAGAATCCATTAAAAATTTTGTTTACAAAGGAAGAATACACGCAGATATACATCAACTTAGAGGAGAAGTAGGTGGCACAATTACGGGTCGACTATCTTATTCAAATCCTA